GCATCTCCATTCTATATAATTCAACAGAACCAAACATTGGTTACAACTTTAACGCTACCAAGTCTGTACCTTGTTTGATCTTGGTAGTTAGAGAATACGGATGTTCAAAGGTGTTTTAAGGTTGCTTGAGGTCATCATTGATGGTAAGAGCATAGAGTATGAGGTTTGCGTATTCGGCGAACTTGGTGGGTTTATAACTGCATTAGGGAATAACAAGTTAGAAGATATAGACTTTGGCATTGCAGATACTGCTTGGACCTATACAAACATCCAAAATAGTTGGGATAACATTAGCGGTACTGGGGTTTACTTCCCTTTGATTGATAATGGTAACGTATCAACAAATAAGATAGACTTTTCTTTTGATGCCTTCAGACCTGCTTTGTACGTTAAGCAATACCTTGAGAAGATTCTTGATGGGTCAGGTTACACCTATGATTTTCCATTAATATCTACCAACTTCTTTAAGACTTTGGTTATACCTCACAATCAGAAGAATTTAACCAAAAGCACATCACTCGGATTACTTGCTACAACTAAAATAAAGAACTACACATCAGCAGCAGGTAATGTTGAGTTTGACATATTAAGTGCAGGAAACTTCACAATAACGGGAAGCGGTAGCGATTTTACTTATAGTTCAGGAACTCCATTGGTTGGTAGTCTGACATTGAATGTATCAGGTACAATAAACGCAATTAGTCCTTCAAGCGACTTTACTGTGCAACTGAGGAAGAATGGCACACCGATTTCGGTGGTAACTTATACCTTACCTGGCAATGGTTACAACTTCAACGCAATCCTAAGTGTTGCATCTATTACAATTGTAAACACAGATACTTTAGATGTTGACTTGGTAGGTAACTTTTCGGACCTTGACATTGAGCAAGGAACTTTTAGTATCACCTCAAACAACCCGACAGATACAACCATCAACTATGGTGAGGATATCGTAATTAAGGACACAATCCCTAAAGGTATCTTTCAGAAGGACTTCTTTGCATCCATTGTTAAGATGTTCAACCTTTATGTATATGAGGACAAGTTGGTTGAGAAAAAACTTATCATAAAGCCTTTTATTGATTTTTATGATGGTACAAAGATTGATTGGACCGATAAGGTAGACCGAGGCAGTGTGATAAGGTTAAAGCCTATGTCTGAGTTTACTGCGAGGTATTATGATTATAAGTACAAGCAAGACAATGACTTCTATGCTGAGAACTACCGAAAGAAGTATAATGAGGGATATGGTGATTTCATTTATGATAGTGAGAACGAGTTTGTTAAGGAAGTGGATGCTACTGAGTTAATTTTTGCAGGCACTATCCTTTACCAAAAGAGTGGAACTGATAAGATTTATTCTGCCATTTACAAACTATCTAACTCTAACCTTGCAGAAGATAAGATGGATTCTCTTATCAGAATACTACAAGCAAGGAAGATAACTGGGGTTAATAACTGGAATATGCGTAACGGAAATGGTGGAAGTGTTATAGCATCTTTCAATGCATACGGGTATGCAGGGCATTTAGATAACCCAACCAATCCTCAGAATGACATCTGTTGGGGTTCTCCAAAAGAGTTGTTTTTTGATGCATCAACATATACGGCAGCAAATCTATTTAATGGTTATTGGTCAGAGTACATTGCAGAGATAACCGATAAGGATAGTAAGTTACTCACTTGCTCTTTAAAATTAAATGAGGTTGACATTTATAACCTTGATTTTAGTAAACTGATTTTTATTGATGGTTCACTTTGGCGGTTAAATAAGGTCATTGATTACAACCCTATGGATTTTAATACCACAAAGGTTGAACTACTTAAAGTAATTGAATTAAATTATATTTAGATGGCAGAAGAAATAATTGGTGTCAAGGTACAAGTAGATGCGAGTGATGTAGGCAAATCTGTTGGTTCACTAAAGCAACAATTGAGGGAAGCACAAAATGAGGTAAACACCTTGTCTGAGAAGTTCGGTGCAACATCTAAAGAGGCAATCAATGCAGCAAAAAGAGCAGCAGAATTAAAAGATGCCATTGGTGATGCTAAAGCATTAACGGATGCCTTTAATCCTGATGCAAAGTTTAAAGCATTAACGGCATCTTTATCGGGTGTTGCAGGTGGATTCGCTGCATTGCAAGGTGCAGTTGGTTTGTTCGGAAATAAAGCAGAAGCAGTTGAGAAAACCTTGTTAAAGGTACAGTCTGCAATGGCACTCTCTCAAGGACTACAAGCAGTAGGGGAAAGCATTGATTCATTTAAGCAACTTGGTGCAGTAATTGGAAACAGTGTTTCAAAGGCATTCGGGACATTAAGGTCTGCTATTATCTCAACTGGCATAGGTGCTTTGGTTGTTGGTGTTGGTTTGCTGATTGCGAACTTTGAAACAGTTAAAAAAGTAGTCCTTAACTTCATCCCAGGTCTTGGGAAACTTGCAGATTTTGTCGGTAATCTTGTTACAAAGTTTACTGATTTTGTAGGCATTACCTCAGAAGCAGATAGGGTGCTTGAGAAACTGAGCAGGACCAATGAAAGGGCAAACGAAAACATACAAGCAAGGGTAAAACTATTAACTGCTCAAGGAGGTAAAGAGAAAGAGATTTACGCACTTCAAAAGGAAGCGAATGCAAACGAAACCAATGCACTAAGGGAAAGACTGAAACTTACTGGGTCGTTAACCGAGGAAGAAACAAAAAGATTCAGAGAGTTAAAGGTTGAGAATGCAGTATTGGATGAAGCAGAAAAGAAAAGGATTGCAGATAGAAACGCAGAGGCAGCAAAAGTTGCAGCAGAAAAGCAGAAAGAAAAAGATAGGATAAGAAAAGATTATGAGGAAGGACAAAACTTAATCCGTAGAGAAAAAGAACTTTCAGCAAACTTAACCACTACACAGATTCTTGGAGTAACGGCAGCAGGTAAAGATGCTTTAGTTCAAACGCAGGTAATTGCTAAAGGTGTAACAGATGCAATCATTGTAAGTGGAACACAACAAGCAGACGCTAAGAAGCAGTTAACCGATTACGAAAAGAAACTTGAGCAAGAGAAGTTTGATGCTCAGTTAGGTCTTGCCTCTCAATCATTGTCTATTATTGGCGGTCTTGTGGACCAAAATAGTGCAGCAGGTAAAGCAATAGCAGTTACTCAGGCAATCATAAACACTTATCAAGGTGCATCTAAGGCAATTGCACAAGGCGGTATCTTTGGACCAGTTGCAGCAGCAGCGACTATTGCAGCAGGGTTGATAAATGTAAAAAAGATTATCAGTACAAAAGTACCATCTGCGAAAGGTACGGGTAATGTAGCAGATTCAGGTAGTCCTTCAATGTCTATGGCATCTGCACCAATAACACCAACTGCACCTATTCAGAATACTATTACCCAACTAAACCAAGCATCAATAAACCAAATGGGTTCAGCGACTGGCAGAGCATACGTTGTGGAATCAGATATTACAAATAGTCAAGAAAAAATAACAAGAATAAACCGAGCAGCAAGGCTTGGGTAACAAATAACACTATAAAAAAGTTACAATGGAAAAGAAGTTACCAATTTACAACTTAGAGATAACCAGTGATTTAGAGGATGATGTGGAGGTAGACACAGTAAGCCTTGTTGACAGACCTGCAATAGAGAGGTCGTTTCTTATGTTTAAGGATGACAATTTTATTAATCCGATAGTCGGAGAAGGTAAAGACAAGTTCCTCCCAAGATGCATTTCTTATGTCATCAATGAGGGTAAAGAAACTGAACAAGCGGTTGCAATCTGCAACTCTATTTGGACTGAACACTTTGCAGAGGATTCATACAATGACTATCCTGAAGCAGCAGTTAACAATGCCAAACGTGCTTTGAAATGGGCAGAAGAAAATGGTTGGGGTTCTTGTGGTGAGGCAACGGGAAAATTAAGAGCAAATCAAATCGCAAATAAAGAGAATTTGACAAGGGAAACTTTGGCAAGAATTAGTGGATTTCGTAGGCATCAGCAGCATAAAGATGTGCCTTATTCAGAAGGTTGCGGAGGTCTTATGTGGGATGCTTGGGGTGGTGATGCTATGATAGATTGGGCAGAAAGGAAGTTGAAGCAAATAGACAGACAAAACTTTGCAATCCAAAGCGAGGAAGAAAGAATCATTAGCGGTCCTTTGATGTTGGCAGATACTCCCATTTACAGAAATGATGATAATGGGGAGTATTATGTGGTTTTCACCAAAGAAACGATAAAAAAGATTGCACAGAGGTTCTTTAAGAAAGGGTATCAGTCAAACGTGAATCTGATGCATGACCAGGGTAATCTGACCGAGGGAATGACCATGTTTGAGAGTTGGATAAAGGATGACAAGAGGGGAATCAAAGCGATGAAAGGTTTTGAGGATGTACCTGATGGGTCTTGGTTCGGTTCTTTCAAAGTTGATAATGATGAGGTTTGGCAGATGGTAAAAGCAGGGAAAGTTCGTGGGTTTAGTGTTGAGGGTCAATTTAACTACCGAAAAACGGGAGATAAAAGGCTTGAGCAACTATGGGAGAACGTACTTGGAGTACTTGCCCAAATCGGTTAAGAATGCCTATATGGTACATTGAAAAATACGCACTATTTATAACTAAAGATATTTATGACAACATTAGAAGCAATAAACAAGATTAAGCAAATGTTTGCTGAAGCAGGGGAACTACCCGTTGCATCTGTTGAACCTACCCAGTCTTTCGCTGAGTACTCTTTTAAAAGCGGTGCTAAAGTAATGATTGACAAACTTGAAGTAGGTGGTAAAGTATCTCTTGTGGATGAAGTAGGAGTTGAAACACCTGCACCAGTTGGAGAGCATGAGTTGATTGATGGTACTATCATCGTTCTTGATGAAGCATCTACCATCTTGGAAATCAAAGCACCTGAAATGGAAGCACCTGAAGTATCTGTTGAGGTAGAAGTTCCCGTTGAGGAAAACCTAATGAAGAAGAAGATTGAGGAGATGCAGAAGCAACTGGATGAGATTAAGATGGCATACGATGCTAAACTTGCTTCTCAAGAGTTGAAGTTTAGCAAGGGTATCAGCGACATATCAGATATCTTGGTTCAGTTGATTAACACACCAAGTGCAAATGCAACCGAGCAACCAAAGGATAAATTTAATGTTCACGTTGAAAAGAAAGAGGATAAAATCAGTCGCTTTCTTGAATTTGCAAAATCAATTAAGTAATTAATTAACAAACAATAAAAATTAAATAAAATGGGATTTTCAGTTGGCACATTGGCGAACTATACAAAAGAAAACGAGCAACTGCTTGTTACTTCTTCTGTACTTGGTAGCAAAACTGCTTCTTTGATTAAAGAGCAAGGTAACGTGATGGTAGGAGTAAAATCTTCCGAAACCATCAATATAATGGATACAGATGCAATCTTCCAAGATGGTTCATCTTGTGGGTTCAACGCATCAGGTACAACTTCATTTACTCAAAGGGCAGTAACCGTTGGTAAAATCAAGGTTAACGAAGCATTGTGTATGAAGGACCTGGAGAGCAAGTATCTTCAAAAAGCACTCCCTGCTGGTTCTTACTATGATTCAATGGTATTCGCAGAGGAGTTCTCTAAGAGGAAAGCAGAAAAGATTGCTCAACAATTGGAGAGGACTATTTGGCAAGGTTCAACTGCAAGTGTTGATGTAAACTTGAACAAGTTTAACGGGTTGATTTCTTTGATTAACACAGCAGGTGCATCAGTTGTTAATGCGAATAGTGTTGCTTTGCATGGTGTTGTAGAAACTGCAATTACTGATGCAAACGTAATCAGCATCTTTGATGATATCTACAAGGCAATTCCTGCCCAAGTAGTTGATAAGGATGATATCGCAATCTTCTGTGGTATGGATACTTTCCGTACTTACACAGTTAAGTTGAAATCATCAAACTTGTTCCACTACAAATATGATGAGGCTGCTAATGGTCAATTCTTCCTCCCAGGTACTAACGTAAAAGTTATTGCGGTTCAAGGTTTGAATGGTAGCGGTGACATCGTAGCGATGAGGATTTCTAACTTGTTCTTGGGTACTGACCTTTTGAACGAAGAAGAAAGATTTGAAATCTTCTTTGCAAAAGAGGCTGACCAAGTCCGCTATGTAGCGGAGTTTAAGATGGGAATCAATTTTGCATTCCCTGATGAGATTGTTAAGTTCTTTACTTAAATAACTTTAAGGTGAGGGGTGGGTTACCATCCCTTGCCTTATTTTAAATATTAATATTATGCCGTGTGCATTAACTCAAGGTTATACATTAGACTGTAAAGAGTCAATAGGTGGCATTAAAGCGGTTTGGTTTATTCCGTTTGAGAATGTTACTGCAATTACAGAAGCATCAGGTGTTGTAACTGCAATCACCAAGAGTGCAGGTAAAGTGTTTTACAAGTACCAACTTGTCAAGCAGACATCTTCTTTGACTGAGAATATAACTGCATCCGTTGAAAATGGAACAGTATTCTATGCTCAAGAATTGTCAATCATCCTTAACAAACTTCAAGCGAACACAAGAAACGAAATTCTTCTTCTTGCTAAGAATAACCTCTTAGCAGTAGTTCAAGATGGTAACGACAAATATTGGTTGCTTGGTAAAGTTAATGGTGCTGATTTGACTGGTGGAAATGGTGCAACTGGTACTGCTTTCGGCGATAGGAATGGTTATACATTGACCTTTACTGGCAATGAACCTGCACTTGCTCCTGAAGTATCAAGTACGATTATAGCAGGACTGACTGCGTAAATAGGACATAAGGTTTAGAATGAGTAGGGCAACCATATCGGTTGCCTTTCTTTTTGGGTAAAAGTCAAGGGATTATCTATTTAGTTATAATGATACAACTCACTCAAGGAGCAACAGAGTTCATATACTTAACACTAACAGAGAAGCAGACATTGACTTCTCCTAATTATCTATTCCGTTTCGTTAATAGGACCACAAGGGATGAGGTTGCATTTGTTCTGCTTAATAACTTAGATGTATCACCATTCAAGGATAGATACAACAAGTTTAGCATCAAAGTACCTAAATACTTTGGATTGGGTAATATTGGAGAATGGTTGTATTATGTTTATGAGCAGACCAGTGCGTATAATGTAGACTATACCCAAGCAACTGGATTGCTTGAGGAAGGGATAATGAAACTGTCACCATCAACAACTTTTGAGTACACTCAACATGAGGTTGACAATACATATATAACAAGATGAATGATTTAGTAATATTAAACTTCCAAGAGGCAAGGCAACCCGAGTACAGAGAAAAGAGAGGTAAGGGTTATATTGAGTTCGGTGAAAAGAACGATTACCCAAATTACTTGCTATCTCTTTACAATAAATCTGCCAAGCATAACGCAATCGTTAAAGGAAAGGTCAATTATATTATCGGCAATGGTTGGAAAACTGATGAGGTAGACCCAGTTGCAGAGCAGTTCATTGCTCAACCGAATCAGTTTGAATCTTTAAATGATTTGACAAGAAAGGTATCTATTGATATAGAAATCTTTGGAGGTGCTTATCTTGAGGTTATTTGGTCTTTAACTGGTGGCAAGTTGGTCGATATATTGCACATTGACTATACTAAAATCAGGTCCAATGCTGATAATACTCAGTTTTGGTATAAAAAAGATTGGACTGAGAGAAGGGATGAGGCAGTACCAATGATGGCATTTAATACACAAGTGCGTCAAGGTAAGCAAATCCTTTACGTTAAAGAATACAGACCAGGTCTTGATACCTATGCTCTGCCAGGTTATATGGGTGCATTGAACTATATTGAATCTGATATAGAAGTCTCACGGCACGTTTTGGGGAATGCTCAAACGGGATTCAGTGCATCCAAACTTATCACACTTCCTAATGGTGAACCTTCACCCGATGAGAAGCGGAATATTGAGAGAAGATTTACAGATAGGTTTAGTGGTTCTGATGGTAAGAAGTTTATCTTGTCATTTACCACAGACCCTGCAAGGAAACCTATTATTGAGGACCTCGGTGCATCTGACATAACTAAAGAGGATTTCACAAGGGTTGACTTGATTATACAAAATAACCTTTTCGCAGGTCATCAGATTACCTCACCAAGTCTTTTTGGTATTGCAGAACCTGGGCAACTTGGTTCAAGAACACAGATGCGTGATTCTTATGAGATATTTAAGAACACCTATGTAAACGATAAGCAACAATTCCTTGAATCAGTATTTAATGAATTGGCAAGATTAAAAGGTGCAACATCTGATATCACCATCATCCCAGTAGAACCTATTGGGTTTGAATTAAGTGAGGCAGCACTTTTGCAGATTGCTCCTAAAGAGTGGTTATTGGAGAAAGCAGGTATTGATGTTTCTAAATATCAACCAGTTGTTGCAGATAATCCCACAACTGAACAAGTACAAGCAGAGGTAAACGATAACTTGAAGAACCTAAGCGGTAGGCAATACCAACAATTGATGCGAGTTATCAGGCAGTTTTCTCAAGGTAAGATTACTAAAGAGATTGCTACAACTATGCTCAAAGCAGGTCTTGGAATGCAAGATTCTGAGATTAATGCAATGCTTGGTATTGATGATGACCCAAGTACAGATGACTTCCAGTTTTCTGCATTAGATGAAGATACTGTAATTGCTATGTTCTCTGAATGTGGTGAACCTAAGAGTAATTATAAAATACTTTCTTCAAAAGCGGTATTTAGTGCAAGAGAGGCATTTGCAGAGGATTCCTTGATAGATAAAGCACTTGATAAGCAAATCCTTGCCTTGATTGATAAAGACCCTAAAATAAGCATTGATGACATTGCAGGTGCAGTAAAGAAAAGTAGAGATGTGGTGCAAGGAAGATTAAGTTACTTGATTGAATCGGGTGCAATCAATTATGACCCAAAGATTGAGGAGAGGAAATTAACCAAACCTTTAAGCAAGTTGGTTGATGATATGGAGGTTACAACCTTTGAGGTCCGCTACTCTTATGAGTGGAAACCGATTGTACCATCTTCTCAAAGAGATACTGCTGCACATCCTTCAAGACAGTTTTGTAGAAAGTTGATTGCAGAGGATAAACTTTGGACAAGAAAAGGAATTGAAATGCTGAGTGCAAGACTTGGATACTCTGTTTTTGACAGAGGTGGTGGATGGTGGGGAGATTCTCCAAGTTGTAGACATGAGTGGAGGCGAAACGTAGTAGTAAAAAAGAAATAAGATGAGCAGAAATATATTATTTATCTCAGTAGATACGATAAAAGACAGAACGGGACTTCATGTTAATGTAGACCCTAAGTTGGTTTTCCCTGACATATTATATGCTCAAGATGCATACATTCTCCCTGCACTTGGAACTGCACTTTATGAAAGGTTACAGAATGGCATTGAATGTGGTGATTTGAATTGTGATGAGGAAACTTTGCTCAATACCTACATAACACCTTGCCTTGTTTACTATGTTATGTCTGAGTTGCCTATGGCATTGTCATACCAATTCTATAACAAAGGAGTAGTAAGGAAGTCAGGAGATAACCAAACAGAACCGAGTGCATCAGAATTAGCAGATGTAGCGAATAGGTATTCTGCGAGGGCAGAGTTTTACAAGCAAAGGTTAATCAAGTTCCTCAAGCAAGAATCACAAGCGAGTGCTAAATACCCTGAGTACATCAACCCAGGCACTGGAGTTGATACCATCGTTCCCGATAATGATGCATATACTACTACCATTTGGTTAGGTGATTATGATTGTTGTAGTGGCAAAACATTTGAAGAAAGATATCAAGGCAATATAAATAGATGTTGTGGCGAATAAGACATATTCAAAAAAGAACCAAGAGAAACTTAAAGTCTATCTTGAAAAAGTAAAGAAGAATGACCCTAAACAATGTAATAAAGACAATAGAGAACTTGGGAAATGCACATCAGCAAATCAAGACAACATTCTACGGAAACGCATTTGATTTCTTGAGTAAGGGGTCTGACAATGTTTACCCTGCTTTTTTCTTTGACATAACGGGTGCATCCATCAATGGCAAGACCTCAACCTTAAACTTTACGTTATTCTTTTGTGATAGGGTTCTTCCTGAACAATCAAATGAGCAAGAGGTATTATCTGACCAGTTGTTAACTGCTCAAGATATAATTGCTCAACTAAACTATAACAATTTTGAGTTTGTCATGCAAGATGCAGTAACACTTGATTTCTTCACAGAGGATACACCCGAATACTTGGCAGGTGTATCAGCAACAATCTCACTTGATTTACCATATTTACAAAATAGGTGTGAAGCACCAACGGATTACACTTATCCATCATAAATCTATTTAAAGAAAAATACAATGGCATCAGATTTTAGACCTGGGAAGTTAGATATACAAATGTGGAGGAACGATACTTGGCAGCAGGTATTTACTCTACTTGCAGATACTACACCGATAAACTTAACGGGTGCAACTGTTTACATTCAGGTCCGCAAAGGATGTGGAGGGGTTCTTGCTTTGACTTTGACAAACGGAAGCGGTGTAACTATCGGAGGTGTAAGCAACAACCAAATCACAGTAAGTAAGTTGGTTGATATTGCTAAAGGTAATTACGTTTGGGATATGCAGGTAACCTTTACAACGAATGTTGTTAAGACATACCTTGAAGGTGATTTTATTGTTTACGATGATGTAACTAAACCATAAGAGAATGAGCATAGATGTAAACGTACAGAATGATTTAGTAATTGTTACAGAATCAAGTGAAGATATAACTGTCAACGTATCCAATGCAGCAGGTCCTGCAGGTGTTGGTGTACCAATTGGAGGTACTACTGGTCAGGTATTGAAGAAGTTTACCAATAGCAACTATGATACTTATTGGGCAGCAGATGCATCAGGATTAACTTCAGTTGGTCTTTCAATGCCATCTGCATTCACAGTAAGCAATACTCCTTTAACAAGCAATGGAACGATAGCAGTAAGCGGAGCAGGAACTGCTTCTCAATACGTTCGTGGTGATGGTCAACTTGCTAACTTCCCGACAAATGG